ACGTATTAAATTTAAAATTATTTTCTTTTATAAATTGTAAATACAAATGTCTGGAGCTGTAGCTGCTCATGCTGCTTATAATGGGTCTGGTACCCAAGGTCTTGCTGTAACTAATAAGATTCATGATGATGACGGAGACGTTATGTCTGTCTTCTGGAATAAGAATGATACTACTCGTCAGCTACTTTATGGTTCGTCTATCATTGAAATTCCGTCTAGCGGCGCAAGTACTATAGGCTTTGGTGGGTCTAGACTTTTTACTGTAAATAACGACATAGACTGTCTTGGTGATATGTATTTAGAAATAACAGGTGCCCTGCCTAAATATCTAATTGCTTCCGGACCTCTCGCGCTTACTCAAGACCCAAAAGCTTTTGCACTTCAAACTTTTATAAATCGTATTGAAATTCAGGTTGGTACACAAATTTGGCAAACTATAGAAAATTCAGATTTAAGAGTTGTTAATTCGTCTGAAATGACATCTGATTCTTTCGCGGAAACAAGCTTCTTAACAACTCCTAGTGCCGTCGAGGACTCGACCACTGCATGGGTAGTAATCCCATCTCTAACAAAAACCTTAGGACCCCATTTCAATAAGTTTACTAATCAGACAGAAGATGGTTACCCAATGGCTGCTGCTCCACATCAGAGTGTAAAGATTAAGGCTTATTTCAGAGATGAGTTTCCAACTGAAATACATACTGCTGTTGCGGTAGATGCTTCATCATCAACCCCTGTCTCTATTACTACTCAAGAAGACGTGCCCATTCAATATACTGTAACCACCACCCGGGCGCTGTCTGTTGGAGAAAAGATAGGCGAGCAAGCTAGCGGCTCCGCGATATCTTCATGCAAACTATATGCAAAGCAGCAGATTATGTGTAATGAAGAGCGTGAGCAAATGAAGGCGATGCCCATGGGTCTACCAAAGAGACTAAAGATGACTCAGAATTCATATACGTCTGACCTGGGGTCATCTGCTATTAAGACAATTGAATTAGATCACTTTTCTTTGTATGCATCGCATTTAATAATATCTGGTAACGCGGGGGTTAGCGCGGCGGGGGTTGACGTAAAATTATCAAGCGTAGAATTAAAATTAAATTCTAGCTCATTTTCAGGACAGTTACCCGGTGTTTTACTAGATTCTTGTACATCTGATTCGCTAGGTCTTTATTCAAATAAGTATATATACGGTACTGGAACGACGGACGACCCCATTAAGGTCGATGAATTTGGAATAGGAACGTATGTTTTCCCTCTTGCTGCTACCGCTTTCAGCGGTTCGTCTGTTCCTCTAAATAGATTCGATAGCATTCGCCTAACTTTAACATTTACCTCTGTACCAGTTCAAGGTTCTTCGACATTCGTAAACGTAACTTGTGTTGGCGAGACAACTGCACTCTTCAGGGGTGGTGCGGCTTCGCTAGCCATGTACTAAATATAAGTGAATGAATAAATGAATAAATGAATAAATGAATAAACGAATAAATGAATAAATGAATAAATGAATAAATGAATAAATGAATAAATGAATAAATGTATTGTACAATTTATTTAAATTTAAATAAACAATACAATGCAGTACAATTGAATTAAATTAATTTAAAAAAAAAATAAATACATTTATAATAAATGTCAGGGTCAATTGCAGCAATAGCAGCTTATGACGGCACGGGTACACAAGGTTATGGAACAACTGATAAAAATTTACCAGGTGTAAAGTCTGTTTTTTGGAATGAAAATGATACAGATAAGTATTACGTCAATGGTTGTAGTTTTTCGGAAGTATCTTCTAACAATTCTGAAATACCCTCTTCGCAAGCTTCTAATCCCGGTACTATAGTATTTACATTTGACAATGACACCGATGCTATAAATGATTTAGTTTTAACTATTGGCGCCGAAAATATACAATCTGCGACATTACCGTCGTCCCCACTTCCTCCCTGGTTTATGGCTGGATTTATAGAAAGAATCGAAATATGTATTGGTAATCAAGTTATATCTACTATCTTTACTACACAAATAAAACAACTTTTAATATCTGATAAATATTTAAATTTGAGTGTACAAGAGAGTGGAAATGTATCACAAATCGGTAGTGGTTCAAACGGCGGTGTATATACAAACATCAGACTCCCAATTTTTAATTTAATAAATTCAAAAACAAACTGTTCATATTTAATGGCATGCGCGAATAATCAAGTTCTGCAAGTAAAAGTCTATCCACAGTTTTTAACCCAGATTGATTATAATAATAATTTTTTATCTTCTTCGGTCATAACTATTCTAGCGGCGGATGTCACCGTTGCAACGGACGGCTTTATTACGAATACCAACCACGAGTTTGTTGATGGTACAGCCGTTACTTATAACAACGGCGGCGGTACAGCCGCCACAGGGCTTGTTAATGGCAACACTTACTTTGTTATCAGTGTAGATGAAAACACTTTCAAACTCGCCTCCAGCCTTGCGGATGCAGCCACGGGAACAGCTGGCCCTATCGCCGGACAAGGCAATGACGCACAGACATTTACTCCAGCCGGAAGTGTCTCGGCCGTCACCATACTCGAGGCGACGGTCGACGTCTCGACTGGCACTATTGTGAGTGGCGACCACGGGTTTGTTGATGGTACAGCCGTTATTTATGACCACGGCAGCGGTACAGCAATACAGAACGCTGCGCCACTGGGCGGCGACCTGGCTGAGACAACTTACTTTGTTATCTATGTAAGTGTAAACAGTTTCAAAATCGCCACAACCCTTTCAAATGCAGCCGAGGGAAACGCACTGACTTTCTCTGGACGAGGCAATAACACACAGACATTTACTCCAGTCGTCGAAAGTTCGGCGGCCAAAACTATTGCAGCGGCGGCTGTCACCGTTGCATCGACCGGCTCTATTACGAGTACCGATCACGGCTTTGTTACTGGTACAGCCGTTACTTATGGCGCCGCCCTCGCCACCGCCATTGCAGGGCTCACTGATGCAACAACTTACTTTGTTATCAGTGTAGATGAAAACACTTTCAAACTCGCATCGACGCTGGCAAATGCAAACGCGGAAACAGCTATCTCTTTCTCTGGACAAGGCAATGACGCACAGACATTTACTCCAGACGGAGACGCCTCACACTGGAATATTAAAGTAGGAACTGACAATAAGTTCACATTTAATTTGTATGCTAATAAATACTCAATGACAAACTCTGAAAGAGACTTTTTAAGGAGTCAAGTAATTCCAAAAAGAACAAATGTTACACAGAGTGCAACAATATCAAATCCTCAAACAGTCCCCGGTTACCCAAATTTATCAACTAGTATTCCAATTACAATAATTTGTGATCATTTTAATATAAATGCAGAAAAACTTTATATAACATCAATAGGTGAATACGGTAAAATTCCGTTGTTTAATGTAGAACTATTTTTAAATTCTACTTCTTATTGCGGAACGATTCAAAGTAGTGTTTCAGAAATTTCTATGGGACCTACTTATAGTCAATACATATCAACTATTGCTGCGGAAGCTGGAAAAACTGTTTCAACAGACGCGGAATCGTGTAAAATTGCGGAAATATATTTTGCAAAAAATTCTAAAGAATATAATACAGATCAAAATTACGTACCTTTGAGTAAATATGATAGTATTCGTATAGTTTTAACCCCGTTAACATCTAGTAACATGACTATATTTTCAAGATTTTTGGACTATTTAACAGTTGTAGTAGAGGGTAAATGTACCGCTTTGTATCAAAACGGAGCTGTAGTATTTAATAATTACTAAATACATTACATTACATTACATTACATTACATTAAATAAATTAGATACACTTTATAAATTTCCAATCTAGATCTTTACATATTCCTTTCCATATATTTTCTTGTTCAAATAGTTTTTCTCTGCTCTTTAGAAGAGGAAAGTAAATTAGGTATTCATGTTTGTTAAGTAGTTGAAAAAATTTATATAAAGTATAAGAATAGCTTAAAAAGTTCTTTCTATTTTTTGGACAGTGCTTTTCAAACGGTTCTTGAATTTCATTAAACATTTCTATAAGCTTATTCTCTAATTCTTGACATATATGTAATTGTTTATTACTGGTTATTTTATGAATGATATTTGGTATATGTTCATAATACTTGTTTAATTTTAATTTTTTAAGAAATTCCTTGATTTTATAATATGTAATCAAAGTTTTGTCTATGAGGCGTTCTTTTTTGATTTCTAAAATTAGTAATTGAATTACTTCTTCTGGTACATTTGTTCCTTCTCGACCTTGTATCTGGGTTATCCATTCTTTGAAATGATTAGTTCGTTTATAACTGTATGGTTTTGTATACTCATGATTTTCAGCATGATTCCATTCTGGAAGTTCTGAAATATTAAAAGTTTCAGTTAGACCACAGTTGTAGCAAATTAGTAGTCCAGACGACGAGTCATGAATAGTACTGCACTGACAATCTCTACAAATGTAACTATTTTGCCTTTTTTCTATATATCCACTAGATTCTTTTGGAAAACATTTTGCCATATATCTTTTGTACATTTCTTCTTTATTATTAGTAGAATCTAATGAGATGTACTTAAATATCTCGCCGTCATTATTGCATTCTGTTGTATGCTCCTCTGAGTCTATTTCTCTTATAAAATCCATAGATCTAAAAAGATAATCAGAAAGTTCTCTATCTGTCTCTAAGTCGTTTATTTTTTCCTCTAAATGTTTTATTTTAGCTTCAATTTCCCTGTTAAATTTATTAACAGTTCTAACTTTGTATAATAAATTTAACTCGGATTTGTACTTATTTATATTTTTTTTATCTTTTTCTATGTTTTCTATTGTTTTATCATGTTTTGCTATTACAGACATTCTTGTATCTGTATGAGCTGTTTTTTTAGAAATCTTAAAAGAAGACATTATAAATTAAATATTTTATTCTTTTAAACACATTTTTAAATTTAAGGCTTTTAATTTAAAAATATATTTTATAATTAATTGTGATGTTGATATCTTATTCAAAAATTTTTACTGTTAAAGCTATTAGAAATCTGTGTAGAATAAAGGGTATACGTTATATATCAAATTATAATAAAGATTATCTTTTAGTCTTATTAAAAAAATATAACGCAGCTAAAATTATTCAGAGTGGTTTAAGAAATAAGACAATAAATGAAAAAACTTGTCCTATATGTCACGAATCTCTAAAGTATCCTTTTATTTCTATAAAAGTAAATGATAAGTTTTTTTATTACGATTTTTATACATTCGTCGAATATTTAAATAAAACGCAAGACTTTAGAGATCCGTGTACAAGACAAATTATAAAAGATAATAAATTAATGCAAATTAACAAATTAATAAGATACTACTACGGAAAGACTACTAATAAGATACTTATTTCAAAAAGTATGATTAAAAATACAGATTTAAATATAATAACTTACTGTCTATATGACATCTTAAATGAAGTTCAAAATAAACAAATTTCTTTGGAGGTAATATATAATAATATATTACCAAGGTTTATATACTACATTGATTACTTAATTAAAAATCATCCAAAAGAAGACTCCGAAATAATACTAAAAGCTTGCAGAGAATCTATGGATAACAGGGTGATACTCGATTATATTCAACTAATAGAGGTCATAAATTACTAAAAAATATTAATATAAAGAAAACTTATATTGTAATATAAAGAATCAAATGACTGATTTTTGCAAAATTTGCGATCCTAAATGCAAACACAATGATTGTATATGTAATGAAAACTTTAGTAATTTTTATGACACATACAATGAGCTACAAAGTATAACTCAACTTGAAAAGTTTAATTTAGTAAAAAACTGGAGTATTTCAACTATGACGGTCTGTTGTAGTTTCAATACCGCCATAAATTTACAAGAATATATAAATGTTTATTGTTCAGAAATAACAGGTAAAACTTTTTATAATTGTATAAATACATACACAGGTGTAAAGTATCAATCTAAAAATAGGGTATCTATCAAGATATTTTCAAATGGGAATATGCAGTTAGCCGGAGTATTAAATGTCATGTCGGCTACATACGCTATAAGAAAAATATATAGAAGACTTTGTAATCTTTCAGCATTTGCATCAGAGGCTTTTATATCAAATGTAAGAATATGTATGATAAATTCAGACTTCAAGATAGATAAAAACATAAAACAAGCCAATGTTTGTAAATTTTTAGATTCAAAAGAAACGGATTCTATTAAGATGTATTCATTTAATCCAAGTAAGTATCCAGGTATAAATATCAAGTTTTCAAATCCTATAAATCAAAGTATTATAACTTGTGCAATGTTTAGACCGGGTAGTATTATAGTTACAGGTGGAAATGATATAAACGCATATAAATTTGTATTAAATCAAATTTTTATTTTGTTGCAAAATAATAATGATTTTTTATATTAATGCTGACTTTATATCAAATAAATAATATAATAGATTCAAATATTTCTTGTAACGTATCTCATAAAATAATAAGTACATTCACAAATAAATGTTATATATATTCTTTTATATCAAATTTTTATAAGAATAATAAAGTTTTTGACAAATGCACTATAATAGTAGCAATGATTTACATGAATAGATATAATAAAATTCGTAAATTAACAAATGCAAATATTAAACCAGTTTTAGAAACATGTTTAATATTGGCCAATAAATATTGTTCAGATTTAGAAATACAGGACTCCGGTCCTTTAGAAGTTCATTTACTAAATACAATAAACTGGAATTTATACATCTCAGAAGAAGAATATAATTATTATCAAAAAGTTATAATGTCTTTAATAACTCCTGTTTAATTTTCCTTAATTGGTTCTAATGTTTTTCTCGGTCCTGGATCGGAATTTGTTACTTCTTCTAATTTAGGGGTATCTTCTTTTAACTGAGGTTTGTCTTGTTCTGGATTGGGCAGTGGCTTAGTTAGACTTTCGACCTTTTCTGCTAATTCGTTTACCTTGTTGTATAATTTATAAATCAAAAATGCTAAAACAGCTAATAGACATACAAAGAGAATTGTGTAAACTAGACTAGAGTCTTCTGCTACTTTAGTATCGCTACCCATTTACAATAATGTAAATGTTTAAAATATTAATAAAAAACGCATTACTCGGGGTCATCAATTTCGTTGTCGTCACTCGGGATGTCTATTCCTGTAAAGAATGTAGTTCTTTTAAGTGTTATACCAGAATTAATTGGATATTCTCGTGTACCCTGTTGTATAATTTTAATATTATTATTAGTAAATATAGCCATAAAATAGTCTTTTGTAAACTGTTCCCGCGGCAAATTATTTTCTCGGCAGTGATCATTGAACGCTTGAGAAAATACTTTCATTGGTACATATAATTTCTTATCAAATACTACCTTACCAGATTTCAAGAAATTTTGCAGTGAATTTGTAGTCTGTTCCATTTCTTCTTTATTTTCATGGAAGTATCTTGGTAATATATTCCAGATACCCTTTTTGCCGTGTGTATTCAGTGCGGAATAGTATCCTCGAATACACAATTTCATTATAAAAGGAAGTTCTTTGAGCAATTTTTTATCTATTTCCGTGTCAGTGTTCATTACTTTCTTCCAGAAATTCACAACAGCTGTTCTACGCGATACACTTTCTGAATTATTTTTGTATCTCATTATTTTATTACCTCCCATAGTCATTGGTACTTTCCAGTCTATTGTTTCATCATTTTTGTACTTTTCTGAATATGTATTTCTACCACCCTCTACAATAAGCTGCCAATCCGTCTGTTCCATCTTAAAATTTTCAGCTATCTCGGGTGCAAGTACCATAAATTTATTAGCATGTGGTTTAATACCAAACTTTGCATCTATATTATTAGCTATTACTCCCACGTCTTCTTCGTCATAAAATTTCTGAAGAATCTTCATTAAAATTGTACTTTTTCCGGCACCTGCTTGACCAAGTAAATAAAGAAGTACTTGCCAGTTATCTAATTCTCCGATGTCAAAGCACATTCTCCCCATGAATGTACACAGCCATCTTTGAACTTCTTCTGTAAATTCTTGATAATCTAACAAGCTTTTAAAGGTAGGGCAATAATCTATTATTTTGAACCAGTCTTCTTCCCCGTATTGCGAAAAGTTATCGAAGTTTGAATCGTGATATTTACACGCAACTGAAAAATTAGTAATATAAGGATGAGATTCTCCATAAGGAACAAATACATCTGCATAAACAGGTGTTTCATCCGGTCCTGCTACGTTATACTTTGTTATGTAATTTCCGTTTTTGAATGCAAAAAGGTGTCGATCTTTTACAAGTGTTGGTAACTCTGGACCAACAAATTCATTGAAATACTTTTCAGCATTATTAATATTACTACCACCGCTTGCTGTTGCATTTTTCCACTGATTAAAATTTATTTTATGATCAGTTTTTTGATATATGTATTCTTTAATAGAACACTGCTTCATCCAAGCATGTGTATTATTACCGTATTTTATAAGAGGTTTATAAAGATTACCGCCGCATTTTGTAAATCCTTCTTCTGAAATAGTTTCTAAAAAGTACAAAAGAAGACATTGATAAGGCGTCTTTTTAGAATCGTCCGTAAATCTTGTGTATTTAAACAAAACATCTGGATCTTCATTAGATAATGAATTATGTCCAGGTTCACATGTTTTAAACAAAAGATATATATCCCGGATAAGTCTTTCTGAGTAAAAGATGACCTCGTATAGTTTATCCCAACGCGAAGAATATTCTTCGAAATCTTCTATACACTTTTTAAATTTAGTGTATACTAATGTAGCTTCAAATATAGCTTTTTCTAGTTCTACTTGGAGAACAGATGTGTCTATACCATCTATAGAAGTTATATTTAATCTTTTACATGCTTCTTCTATTGGATTTCCCTTACTAACTGTCCATTTAGAACTTAGATTTTCAAAATATTCCATAATTTCATCATTGTCTGCGTTTTTAACTCTTTCTTTTATTTCATTACTCCAAGGACGGTTAGCTTCAAGAATAGACATCAGCTGATATATTTTTATATAAAATATTTTTTTATATGATTTTTTAGTGAATAATAATTTTAGAAATTTATACTCGTTAATACCTGTAAAAAAATAATATTTTCTTATTAATAATGGAAAAATGAAAACGCTAGCGTTTCTTGTTTTCAACAAAAATGGTGAAATTAGCCAAAAAAACACGACACAGTGTGTATTCGACCCGTGTTATTTTCAAGAATATAAACATTATAAAAGATATGACGAATATATAATCTTATATAATGTTGAACCCAATTGTAAAAATCTAACGGTATTTTATTTTACAGAAGATAAATACACATCTGATGTAGCACTTTTAAAAATTAATAACAATGATATTAAAAATTTAACTTATAAGATGTATGCAAAACAGATATCTAAAATCAAGTATGAACCAAATGATTATTACTCTGATTCTGATTCAGAGATAGATGATATTTCTCCGTTTGTATACTGATTATTTAGCTTTTAGAGCTTTATTTACAGTTTTTTCTCGACCTTCGACGTAGACGTAATCGTGTACAAATTTTGCTTTTTCTTCTGCAGACATTCCGTGAGTTTTGTCTGTATCTTCAGAGAAATACTTATACAACCTGTCATATACATCTCCTTTTGTAATTTGCTTAGTACTTTTTGTACTCTTAAGTTCAAAAGAGGCTGTATCTATGTTACACATATCAAGTTCATTTACTTCCATAAAAGTCAAAACTTCTGCCTGTTTTTCTTGCTTAATCTTAGTAAGTTCTTTAATTTTATCTTGCAGAGGTTTCATTTTCTTTTTAAGCTCTTTTATTTGTGAATCTAGTTCGCTATATTGTGTGACGTCATTTTTAAAGAACTGAATTTCTTGGTCCGAAACGTTAAGCATTTATAATTTTAAATTAGTTATTTTTTTATATTAATTACCGAGTTTTTCGCAAATTGAATACAAATAAAACGCATTTAGTAACAGTAGAACTGTTATTATTATGCAATAAAATTTAATAGGAAATGTAACATCATTTAACGTCTCTTTTATTTTTGTTTGGCCCTGTTCGTCCAAAAGTTTTGATAACATCTTTTACTATTTATTTATATTTTTAATCGCTGAATGCACCGTCGTCGTCAAAATCTTCATAGTCTTCTCCAGAGTCATAATTGTCGATGTCAAATGTATTATCGCCTTCGTCTTCTGAATCAGATTCTGCGTCAGAAGGTAGTATTTCTTCTTTTAATTTATTTTTATTTTCATTTTCTTCCAGTTCGTCCCCTTCAAGTAAAAAGTGCTTTTTCTTAATTTTTTCAGTTATCTTCTTTTTCTTTTCAGTTATCTTCTTTTTCTTTTCAGTTATCTTCTTTTTCTTTTCAGTTATAACGAGTTCTTCCTTAATAACATCTAGATAGTCTGGATAATCAACAAGTTTTATAGGAAATTCGGTTTTCTTAATTACACGGGGTGTATATTTATTTTTAATGCGATGTTTTAAACTTTCAAGAGTTTCTTTATCCTCAAAATACAAGTCAAAGTTAAACTTTCTAAGTAAAAAATTAATGTTTGCAATGTAATTCCATCTATATTTTTTTGAAAACGTTTTCGTAATTTCGCATAGGTGTATGTATTTTTGAAGATCGTCTCTGTAAAGTTTTTCAGAATTAATTTTTTCTTCCTGAATGTGTACTTTGGGTTTCTTTGTTTCGGGGCAATTTGTTTCAGATACGTATTTACAAATATTCATGTCACATTTAGTTTTCTTTTTAGATTCTACCATAACATGCCCGCATTTGTAAATGTCCCACTTTTTATTTTCGGTTGTTTTCTGATAGTAAAAAGCGTTGTAACCACATTCGCACTTCATTATGTTTACACAGTTAAATTAAACTTAAAGTTTAAATACAATTAAAAAATGTAAAATTTTCATGGAAGACGATAAAATAACTTATATAGAATCTCAACAGATGTACTATTTTAAATGTCCAAATTGTAATTGTTTATGCCAAGTACACATAACAGACATTAAATGTGGAATATTTAGACATGCTGTATATAAATCCAATAATGAGTTTATAAATCCTCGTACATCAGAAGAAGAATGTAAAAGACTTAAAAATGAAAATTTGGTATATGGATGTGCCATGCCTTTTAAGTTCGACGGAAAAACTGTAGAAAAAAATGGATACGTTTAAAGACATAATTTATAAAATATTATAAATGGACCGCGTAGCACAGCTAGAAAAGATTCAAAATGAATGCAAACAAATTTTTAAAAAGAAGAATAAAGACTATGGAGATGCATTTGCTCAACATGGTACAGTAGGAGTCTTGGTAAGAATTTCAGATAAGATGTCTAGATTCACAAATATTTCAAAAAGAGGTCTTGAAATTTCTGTTTCAGATGAAACTCTTAAAGACACACTTATGGATCTTCATAATTACGCTGCAATGGCGATAATGTGTATGGAAGACAATACAGAAATCAGTATGGTTTAATAAAAATTATTACATAAAAAAATAATATATAGGTAACACTACATAGTATAATATCGAATACTATGCAGAGTTGCTCAGAAATGGCAAATTTTGTATTTGAGACCATTCAAGTTGGAAATCTGAATGACATAGAATTTTCTTCTGAGACTGGCGAACCTCTTAGAAAATTTCACAACTGGATAAAACAGCAGTTAATCTTTGAATCAAAAAGACTAACAAATGGGTCAAAATTATTGGATGTGGCAGTTGGAAGAGGCGGAGATATATTTAAATGGTCAAAGGCTGGATTTAAGTACGTAACAGGGTTTGACAGTGATGCTAAATCTATATATGAAAAAAACGATTTTGATGGTGCAATTAAAAGATTCAACGGTGTGAAGTCTGAAATGAATATGCCTAAGTGTTACTTCTGGCATATGTCTGCAACCGACCCATTTATATTAAATTTGCTAAACGGTAAAGATCATAACACTATTTATGACGTAGTATCTTGTCAGTTTTCATTTCATTACTTTGTAGAAGACATAAATGTAGTCCTTAATATGATATCTAAAAAGTTGAAAAGTAAAGGTATATTTATAGGTACTGCTACAGACGGCGATCTTATAAAACAAAATCTTAAAAATACACCGGTTATAATAAAAAGTGCTATAAATCTAAAATACATTTCTGAAGATATGTATGAATTTTCATTAAACTCCGAAAAAACATCTCGAGAGACGTATTTTGAATACCGAGGTGTTTCAAGAGAATACTATTTATCAAAGGCTTTTTTAATAGAAAAATGTAAAGAATTTAATATGTACCCAGTACGTATTTTAAGTTTCCACGAATGGAATAGTACTTATACTGGTATGCAATTACCCAAAGAAGAAATGGCTTGTAGTTTTTTAAATTTTAGCTTTGTTTTCCAGAAGTATTAATCTTGTGCGCGCTTCTTTAAATATTTCTTATAATTGTATATCTCTCTCCAGCAGTCGTCTATTCCGGGGCAAGACGTAGAACCGAATACGGAACATGCTTTACAAAAGGAATCATTTGCGTATACCTTGAAGCTTCGTGCTTCTTTAATTATCTTTAGATATTCTACAGGAGATGCGTTTTCATTAGAGCGTGTTATGATTTGTTCCATAAAACTTGTCATAACAGTCTGAATAAGTCGCCATATATTATTGTATGCTATTATTTTCTTAGTTTTTTTATCAACTTGTTGCAAAGTACGTTTCCATTGATCTTTTGTAATTTCTCCGAGAAGATACCTAACACGCAGGTTTCTAAGCTCAGCTTCATTATTTTCATCGTGCTGAGCATGAGTAAGTTTGTACTCAACGTGTCTATAGAATCTGTAAAGAATCTGGAAGCAAATCACAATATTCTTATCATTGTGAAAAACATTCGACGCTATTCTTGTTATGGTGTAATCATCAAGAGCTATACCACACATAATTTGTCTATTTGCTTCACGTGGGTTACGATTTATCTGCTGACCAGTTTCTCTCATCCAGCGAAAATATTCTGGATTATGATTATAACCGGCAATCTGAGCACCGGTTCTCCAAGAAAATTGAATGTGACATTTTATACACCACATTTGATCACATCCGTCGATTTTAGATATCATTTCTCCGCATCCAGGACACGGCTTTGCTTCTTTCTTTATAGCCCGAATTGTAGCTTTTGTGTCTTCATCACATTCATGATCTTCTTTTTTTATCTCCATACACATTTTACAAAATTTAGTCTCACAGAGTGTACAGAAATACTTTGAATCTAGAAAACCATTACAATCTTGAGAAGGACATTTTACACTAAAATTATCAGCAGTTTCAGATGTTGATGTACCAGATCGAAGGCGAATTATTTCAAGATTAAAAGCCCTGATTATTTCTTTCTGATCATGTAGCATTTTTTTAATACGATTCAATTCGGAATTGGCCTCTGATACTTTATCTGTAAGTTCTCTTATTTTCTTTTGTTTCATAGCTTCGTTTTGTGTATCTGGTAAAAGTGATATCTGTCTTTCGACAAAAATATTCTCTGAAAACTGCTTGAGCTCGGTGTCCACGAATTTTTTCGTAAGATTATTATTCATAAAATCTCTATCCCAAGGATTCTTACAAAACATACACATTGGATCTTGTGTTCCACCTAAAATAAAAGTTTGACAACAAGTTCTACACGCAGAATTATCATTGTCGCACCCTTTGCAGATTACCGGCAGGTGGTTAGACTTGTTAAACTTTTCACAGCAGATAGAACAATCCATCGTTTATTAATTATCTATGAAAGATATTTCTAAGTCGGTTAAAAAATTGCAATAATTATATGGAGACGGCCGGGCTCGAACCGGCGACCCTAGGCTCATAAGACCTATGCTCTGACCAACTGAGCTACGCCTCCATATAATTATTTTAGTGAAATTTATTGACCACCTCTAAGTCTTAATACTAGATGGAGTGTAGATTCTTTTTGAATATTATAATCAGAAAGATTTCTACCATCTTCTAGTTGTTTACCAGCAAAAATCAATCTTTGCTGGTCAGGTGGAATACCTTCTTTATCTTGTACCTTCGCTTTAACGTTTTCAATCGAATCAGACGGTTCAACTTCTAGGGTAATAGTTTTACCAGTTAATGTCTTAACAAATATCTGCATACTATTTACTCAATATAATTATATATTTTTCCTTTAAGTTGATTTATTTTCTGCATTTTCATTTTCAATTTTTACATCAATGTATTCATCATAAATTTCGTTGTATTTATCTGTTAAATCTGTATAATCATCTAGTAGATTTAGATATTTCTTTTCTAGTTCTTCGCTGAATGTATTTAGTTCTTCGTTTTTTCTGCTGATACATTCGTTTGTATTAGAAAGAGCTGCGTTTTGATTTACAAGATTTTGATTACTTTGTTTTATTTCTGTAATTTCTTGAATGTTTTTGTTGTAACTTTCATAAATTTCTGAATAATTTTTATAAATAAAATTGTAAGAACTAAGAGTTCTTTTTACTTTATTTACGTTTTCTACGATTGATCGCCGAAGACAAGAAATTTCTTCATTTTTCTTTTTAATTTCTAATGTAGTTTCCTTTTTAAACTTAATGTTACATCGTTTTGCGTAACGAAATGCTCGATCTGTGTATGTATGATACTTTACCATCTTAATTATTAATATAGTATGTCTTTAAATTTGTGTAATAATTCAAAAATTAAAATGAATTTGATTTTATAAAAATGGCACCGGACCCTGAATTAACTGCTAAAGTTATGAGATTACGTTGGAAAAAAGGAATATCATTAGCAGAAGCTTGGGCAAAAGTAAAGAGACCGAAAAAGAAGTCTGATACAAAAGATAAAAAGAAGAAAACAGAAAAGAAAGAAAAGAAACCGCAGAAGAAAAAGGAAACAAAAGAAGATAAGAAAAAAGCCAAAAGAACAGATTCAAAAAAATTAAGAAAAACAAATAAAACATAAATATAAATGTAGATGTAAATATAAAAGTAAATGAAAAGGATTGATATATGGAAAACATGTAATAGAAAAAATCCTGAATTTGAAAAGTTTTTAGCAGGGGGTATATCAGAAAAAAATATAATAAGGGGAAAAATGTACACAGAAAAAGAATTCGGTAAAGTGTTCAGTATTGATACTCCAAATAATATTTTACCATTAAAAGTTTACCCAGATCCACATTCTGTTATATTAGTTAAGAATAAGTTTTTAGAAAAAGGAATTGCTATATTTGATGCAAATGGTTACATTGACGGCCCAAGAGACAAACCTTATGTTGATACAGACAATATTCCGTTTTACGTAGGTTTTAAAGATGATACTTATGAATTATTTGACCCAATATCTCCTCAGAGAGCTTTAAATAGAGGAGAAAACTCTGTTAATCCTGGATATTGTGGTATATTTGGTATCATATTTATGGTTTATTTTAAAAATACTTCTCGTATAAATAGTTGG